ATTGTTTGCGATTAAACTTGCTTGACCTAAGTAACTAACTAAACTCTGAGATAGACAAATATATAAAATTATCGGTTCCCTCCAAATCCACCGATAACATATTTGCCACCGCCCGGATTTGACAGGAAGTGATACGCCACGTACCTTGCTGCGTCGAGGGCGTGGTTGTTGGCGTCCAATGGTTCGTTGGTTATCTCACCGAACTTGTCGGTCTTGTACTTGTAGGATTCAAGTTCCCTGATAATGTTCTTGCTGCCCTGCGTGACGTGTATCCGGTAGCGTCTAAGTAGGTCGATGCCGAACTGAACAGAGCCGTTCGGTTTTTTCGCTTCGATTATCTTCAATCCCATCCGCCTGAGTTCCATGATGCTTTTCGGCTCTGCGCTATCAGCCACGATGGTGGGTGGTGTGGTGTAGATGGATTTGATTACGTTCGTTATGTCCGGGTTAGTTAGTCCGGTCTGGTATGCGACCTCGTGCAGGATGATGTCGTCGCCATCTTTCCAAAGTTCGATGATGGCGGTGGGGTCATTGGTGAATCCGAAGTCCATGCCTACCCCGATACGTTCGCCCCGTGTGGTGGGCGTTACGTTCCAATACGGATATACCGCCTCCTTTGGGATGCCGAGTTCACCCAGTCCGTACACCCGCCAGAAGTCCGGGTCGATGTACTTCATCCGCTCGATTTCGTCAATGAGTTCTTGGGGAAGAAACGGGTTGTCGAGGTAAGTCGATTTAATCCACGTCGTTTCGTTTTGGTTTAGTTCGCCCTTGTGGACCCAGAATTTCTCGGATGGGTTGAAGTCGATAAAGATGCGCTCGGTTGTTCGGATTTTGATTTGCCGGAAGTCTTCAAGGGTGAACTCGTTCGCCTCGTTGATGAAAGCTATCTCACGTTCAACGCCTCGTTTCTTTTGGCTCATGTCCATCCCGCTGAACCGGATAAGGTTGCCGTTCAGCACGATGTGGTTTAAGGTCTTGTTGTGCTGCCGGGGGTCGTACAGGTTGAGGCCGTCTGCTATTTCGATGAATTGGTCGAGTGCCGCCCCGACGTGAGTGGCGGAGTGTTTTCGGAATATGTCGATTCGTTTGCCGTAGTTCTCCATGCAGTAAACGGCAATAAGCCATTGAAGGAACGAATAGGTTTTACTCGAACGGGTGCCGCCTTCGTTAACGACGTAGCGGGTATGCGAATTTAATATCCGCTTAAATACTTTCGTCGCTGTCAGTTTGCTCAATCTTATCTATGATTGTAATTTCAATCGGTTCGATTCGCTTGACTTCTAAGTGTTCCGTATATCCTCGCCTACGTCCTTTAGTCTTTAAATAGAATATAGTTGATGTAGGGTTGCCGTCTTTCATCTGCTTATGTAGTTGCGATTCGGCAAAGTCCAAAGCGATGTCCTCGATTGACCTGACTGCTTCGGCATATTCAGGGTCGTCTTTCATCCAAGAATAATGGCTTTCCCTACTAATGCCAACACTAAGACAGGCTGTTGTAACAACACCTAAAGACTTTTCGAGTGCTGTTATCATTGCCTTTTTATGAGTGTCAGTTTTTGTCAAGTTATTCAATTACAATTCCGTTCTTTTTAATTACGATATTAGGGTCTAACTTTCGCATCCTGTCAACTATGACTTGGCAGTATTTCGGGTCAAGTTCCATTAAAAAAGATTTCTTTCCCATTTGTTGAGCCGCTACCATTGTAACTCCACTCCCTCCAAAATAGTCAGCTATTGTTTTTGATGAAAGTTTAAATCGCTTCATTATCCAAGCCACAAGACTAACAGGCTTTTGTGTCGGGTGAACTCTATTTGATTTTTCACTTGCTTGAGTAAATTGCCTAACGACACTCCTTAAATTTGCCCATGCCAACTCGCAATCCGTTTGGTCACTATCCCCGTTATTCTTATCCCAAACTATCCAACATTCACTATCGGGTAAAACGGAACAATAGTAATTTGCTCCCCACCATATCTGTTTGGATTTTGGATAAAGCGAGTAAATCAAAGTAAAAACATCCTTTGCAATATCGGCATTATCATCCCCAATTATATCTGTCCCATAGTTCTGCTTTAATACACCACTTTTACTTACGGCATTCATTCCGTACGGAGGGTCTGTGTGAATTAAGTCGGGATAAGTACCAATCATCAAAGTATTGATGTCGTCAGGATTTGTACTGTTACCACACAACAAACGATGCTCCCCAATCTCAAACAAATCACCCAACACGATGTCGGTTGCAATTGTTTCGGGTATCTCGTAATCATCTTCCTCTGCTTCGGGTTCTTCCTTTCCAAACTCAGGTAAATCCAATCCCCACTCAGTAACCTGTTCAGCATCCCATTCGTTGGCTATTGCACTCCAATCCCATTCACCAAAACCAACGTTGTCTTTGATAATAAACTCCCTTTGCTGCTCTTCGGTTAAATTCTCAGCCCGTAATATTGGGACTTCTTTTAACCCTGCTTTCTTACAGGCTTCGTAACGCATATTACCTCCGAGTATCACCATATCGCTATTAACGACAATCGGGCGTATCTCAAGCATCTGCGGGAAGTCTTGAATAGACTTTACCAACTTATCAAACTTCTCGTCTTTGATTATACGAGGGTTTGTAGGGTTCTTTTTAATGGAACCTATTTTGACAGATTCGGTTTGCATTTTACAAAGCTACAAAAAAAACCGATGCACCTGCCACGAGTGACGAAGGTGCATCGGCTAAACCAATAATCCGAGGCTAAGATACGCAAAATTATTGTTCGTTCTGCATAAGGTTGTTAATATGTTCCCGTAAATTATTCACCTCGTCGATGAGCCGTTGTCGTTCGCCCCGATACCGTTCGATGCTGTTACGCATCTGACTGTATCGTGTCATGAGTTCCTGCATGATGTCTATTTGCCCTGAGTGTTGTAGGTGCAGGTCGGAGATGACTTGGGCGGCATAGATGAGTTGGGTAGCGTCCGTTCGGTATCCGTCTTGCTTTTCGGGCGGCAGCTTATCGAGTTGAGCGATGATGCGTTCAGCGTACCGGTGCATGATGTCTTGGGCGGCTTGGATTGTTGCCATACGGGAGCGCATAGCGAGGTCGGAGGGAATGGGGTTGAGTGTGGCGTGACTGTTTCGCATCGCTTCCATTTCGGCCTCGTATGCCCTTGCGCTGCGTAGGAGGCTCGACATTCGCTCATCTTCCGTTTTAGGTGGGGTTGTATTCATTACTTTGAGATAGTGTCCTGTTGGGGCTTGTAATCGTTCCATTGGTTTGTTGTTTTAAAACGGTACTTCTTCGTCCGGATGCCCTCCGAACAATCCGTTACCCGTAAAGGTATCAAATCTTTTTGATGGCGGTAGCTTGGTTGGCAGGTCAGGCAGTTCAATTTGAACCGATGGTGGCGGCACGTCGATTGGAACGGGGAATTTTTTGTTTCCATGCGGGTCGAGTTCGTAATAATTCCACCGGTACTCGTCGTAGCGAAGCAGGTAGTCACCAACTACGGAAGAGCCACGGGGCTTTGCTTTCTGAACCAAGACCATGACCTCGTTGCCCTTGTACGTTTCGCCCGTTGACGATGCGCTGTTCGTTAACCCCGCCTTAGGTCGCCACACCCCGACCATGAGTTGACCTCTGCGAAAGTGGGTTTTACCTCCCATCAGGTTGTTGGCGGACGGTGGCGGTAAGAACTTGATAGCACCCTGCGTTTGCTCCGACGACTTATGCGGGTCGTCCACGGGATGGGTGACAAGTATGTGATGCCGCTTGTTCTTGCGGCAGTCGTGTTCGATGAGGCTGTACCCTTCCTCGTACTCCCCCGCCACCCCTGCGTGTGTGGTGATGAGTGTGTTTATCGGGTCTATCACCATCGACCAAATCGGCTGACCTATCTCGGCCTCCACGTCGTTCAGGTACTTAAGTGCCGCCTCGAATCCTTTGATGTAGGTCGGCACAATGTAGAAGTACTGACTGAACTCAAGTACTGCCCGGTCAATTTCGGACGGGGTGAGGCGGTTGGTTCCACCGTTTCGGTTGTAAAAGTCCTTGCCAGTCCATGTGGATAGGATTAGCTTCACGATGTCAACGGCATCACCCTCTTCGGGGCAGTAGATGAGAAACCGCTTCTTGTGGAGCTTTGCGATGTAGGTGCAGAACGCTATAACGAGCGTTGTCTTGCCGTGTTGAGGCCATCCGTACCACGTGGAATAGAACCCAGAGCGGAGGGTGAGTTTGTTGAATAGCAGGTCGAAGCCTGTCTGATACCCGTATGGACTGCCTGAGTTGTATTCGACGTGTAGGTCGGGCAGGACGTCGTTAGGTATTATGTATTTTTTTGATTGCATTGTGGATTATTGGGGGCGGTAAGGTACTACATTTTCATCACATATAACTCCCGCCCATCTGCACGGGGTTGAACGTTGCGGTTGCTTCGGCATCCATGTCGGCAAGTATCTTGTTGATGCGGAGGTTGCCGTTCGGGTCGGTGAGGGTCAGGTCTTCAAGGCTCGATACTGCCTTGCTCCAAACGGGGTGAGGCTGCCAAGTGCGGTTGTACTTCGGGTCTTGGAATCCGCCCAGTTCGCCTCCTTTGGCAAAAGCTACGGCACGGTCAATGTCACGTGGAGTGCATCCCATCTCGTCGATGAGGGTTTCAAGGGCTTTCACGCCCCGGAATGTCATCACGTCCTTATTGCCTCGTTTGATGTATAGGTCGAAGAACTTACCTGCGACGGATTTGTACAGGGCGTTCACGGGTTTGGGTGGGGTGGGTTCGGGTTGGTTAGAAGAAGTTCCTCCCGACTGGGGGGTAGGGGGGAGATTCTTATTGTCTTCTTTTTCTTCTTGTTCTTTTATTTTTTCTTTTTCTTTTTCTTCTTCTTGCTTTAAACCCTTTTCGGAACCCTTTAAACCCCCCTTTAAACCCCCCTTTAAAGGGTCGGTGTCTTTTTGTGAACGTCCTCCCTTTTTGCCATCATCCACCGATTTTTTGGAACTATCAATGTTTGCCCGAACCGATTCAAACAGAACGTCGAGCAGTACGTCGTCGGAAAAATCCGGCTCGATGTCGTAGATGCCATAGTCAACTATTGCCCACATCATTCTGAGTTGTTGGGTATGGTCTTGGATTTTGCGGAGGGTCTTTGAGTAAGACACGTACCATCCGATTCGGCTGCGTTGTTCTTCCATTATTCGGGTATAAAAAATCCCATTGGGTTCAAGGTAGCCGCCTATCCCCCAATGGGTTTTAATCAATGCTGTCATGTCGTGACCGTCGGCTACCGTTCACGCTGCAATATAGTAACTATTCCGTTCCCTCCGGCATGATACTTTTGAACACGTGCCGAATGAGAGGGTCGTGCGCTCGGTTCTCAACGAGCCGTACCGCATGGATAGCGATGCAA